GTTGAACAACACATCCATTGGATCGCCAGCTTGTGATGCTACGCTAAAATCTATACTATCATATGCAGCCCCACTAAGGTCATACCCATTCACCGCCCCATCCAACAACAACGTAGCCTGACTAACAGTACCGCTATCAGCAGGGTTGCTTAGGCCAATCTGAATGTCAGACGTTGGGGTGATCTCAAAGACTGAGCCAGTGGATAGGTCTAGGGTGTTGGCGTTTAGGGCTGTGGAGTATTGGTAGATGGTGTCGTTTGTAAGACCAACAACATAAAGTTTAGTCCCATCTGCACTTATATCCATACCAGTAGTGGATGGCTCTTGGGTTGTCACACCAAAACTTATAGATGCATACGAAGCTGTTGAAATATCGTAGGCGGTAGTTAAATTGTATTGGAAAATGGTATCATTTACCTGCCCCAAAATAAAAAGACTAGTCCCATCATCATTAAACCTAATAGCGTATGGTGTACCGTCTTCACTGGCAACACTCAAAGATTTGCTATCGTAAGATGCTGTAGATATGTTGTAGGCAGTAGATAGGGTGTACTGAAAGACAGAATCTTGTGATGCACCTATTGTATAAAACTTTGTGCCATCTGGATTGAATGTAACGCCATAGCCCTGCGTAGATATCTCTGTTGGATCATAACTATTAGATGAGTAAGACGCAGTACTCAAGTCATACGCTGTAGACAATGTATATTCATATACTGGCCCATAATAATCTTGGATGTACATTTTAGAACCAGCATTAGCAAACTCTAATGCGTATGGGTTTGTCATCTGTGTCGTTGGATCAAAAGATACACTATCATAGCTTGCTGTTGATACATCCCATGCTGTACTTAAAGAGTACTGATAAACAGAGCCATTTGCTTCTAACAGAAAAAACTTTGTTCCAGCATTATTAAACACAAAAGATATGGGGTCTGATACTTGCCCAGCTACACTAAAGCTAACACTATCATAACTGGCATTAGCTAGACTATATCCGACACTCCCAGACACAACAGTACCCAAGCCCTCGTGATATACCGTTGGCTGGATACCGTTCTTTACTTTGAAGTCTTTGTTGTTACTCATAGTTCACTTTCCCTATGTAACATATATTAAGCTAAGATAACTGCATTAGCTGTGAAGTTAGTTGAGTTAGCTGATGCAGCAGTCGCAAGAAGTCGTACATTGCCACCACTAATGTCCACATCAAATGTAGCAACAGAAGTAGCTGTATTAACTGTGCCGTACTCTGTAGCTACTGCTGTAGTGCCATCATGTGTCACTAGAAGTTTTGTAATAGTGCGCTCAGTTGCAACTGTGTCAGTCGCAATAACGGTAATCTCAATGCCAAGTGATGTTGATGCAACATAAGACGCAACGGCAGTCTGCGTTGTGCTTGTAGTTGTAGCAGTCTGTGTGTCACCACCGCCACCAGCAATAGCACCCCACTCGCCATCAGCATAGCCCTCAAACTGAGCATCGTCAGAGTTATAGCGGATCATACCGTTTGACGGTGTAGGGCGCTGCGCTGTTGTGCCAGAAGAAAGCTGAACCGCGCCTGTGCCTGTTACAGCTAAGGTGCTAAATGAAGCCGTACCTGACGAAATATCAATACCAGTAACAGGCGTTGTACCGTCCAGTAGATCATCAATAGCATCCCAGTTGCCGTTTAGATAGCCGCCCCAAGCGTCTTCATCGCCGCCAACGGTAGGCTTTTGAAAGCTATATGTTGTCGTAGTTGTCGCCATTATGCGGCCCTCTCTAAGTAATCAGCATCTGTCCATGTATCGCTAGGATCAGGTGCATCAGTCCATATGGTTGTCGGATCATCTGCGTCTAGCCACTTATACCGCGCATTTACATCCGTTGTCAAAGTTACGTCGTCAGATGCAGCCATCAACCGAACACGGTTATAAGCTATATCTACAGACAATGTTGGCGTGATTGTAGCACGACCTACAACATCAATCACCCCATTTGATGTGAATGTGACACTTGCCGATATTGTCAGACTAACATCCGCAACCCGCTGGCCTGCCGCAGTTGTGCTGGAAGCTAGGCTAATAGACGCTCCACCTTCCTCTATGGAGTGGTTCTCGCCATAGATGTTCGTGCCGTAAGTGCGCAGACCATAACCGCTGCGATACCCGTCCACCTCTGCATATGTTTCTGCTAAGGAAACAACCAAGTTTTGCAGTGTCGCGGCAACTGCACCATCCTTGATGATGCCCCCAGATGCGCTTGCAGTGCCTGTTGATGCATCCGCAGATGCAAAGTCTATTACGCGGTTTGCAGTAGCTGTAACGCTTGCACTAGGTGTAACCGCCGCAGCACCTTGCTTAACTACCTCTGCGCCAGCCGTAACGCTTGCAGAGGATGTATCGGATGCCGCAAAGCTAATAGCATTAACCGCGCTAACAGTAACTGTGGCGCTGGGCGTGATAGTCGCAGCACCATCCGTTATTGAGCCAGATAAACCGTAGATATTCTGACCATATAACGCATCACCGTAATATGCGCGGTAGACAGCCATTAATCTAGCGTAATATCCAGATCACCAGTTGGAATGCGGAATACATCGCCATCGTTGATTGCTTTCGCAGTTGTCAACGCAGAGTGGACAATCATGTCACCACCCGATGATGCGGTCATAACCCCAATGTGCGAGATTGTACCCCAGTTGCCGCCTGATGCCGCAGGGAATTCAATCGCCGCTGAGTTTGTCGCTGTATCGCCAGAGACTGTGAAAGTCGCCGCAGTACGCGCATAACCAGTGCCAGTTGATACCTCTGTACCAGCAGAACCAGTGTCTGTTGGGTCAGACGTAAACAAACCAATGTACCATGCAGTTGGACGTGTTACGCTTGTAGACGTAAACACATACTGCATAACGTGTGTTTCGTAGGTATTTGTAAAAGACATGGATTTCTCCGTTAGATATATCTAGGTGAACCATACACCATTTTATTACGAATAACTAGTGATGCGCATTCTACGGCCTGAACCGCTAAATCGCGTATCGTCGGATGCTTTCTGCAGTGACGCTAAACCATTCTGATAAAGTGTCGTCCAAACAGGAATGCGATTGTCATCTAGCAAGTAGGGCGCAGATTGTAACAAAGCGCCATACAGGTAAATATCTGGATCAGACTGAAGCAGCCAGTTATACGTGTTACTATCGCTCAGCGCAGGTATCTGCTCGTAATATGTAAGCTGCATCCCGTATTCACCGTCTGGGGTGGGGAATACCTCAATGCTCTCACCAACATGACAGTAATACTTGGGGCGACCAGATGTATCTGCATTTTGCTCACGATACTGCAGCATATCCTCAATGCCGATAATCTCTAAGCGGAATGTAGGATTTGACGTAATGCCAAAGCGAATTGTCTCAATCCAGTTTGCTGGTAACTGCACATAGCGGCTATCTAGCGTTGCATCGACGCGCTCAATCATCTTGTAGTGACGCAGCTTGCGATTAAAGTCAGCCTCTGCAAGACTTATAAAATCAGGAATAACACTCGTAAGATCATCGCGGTTTAGCCAGTTGGCGATTGCGGTCTTTAGTTCTGCGTAGGTTGTAATAGCCATTCAGCTCACCACTTCGTTTTGTTGGCCCAATATGCGGCGCTCATCTTGCCCTTGGCAATGTTTTTAGCATGCCTTGCCTTAAACGACTTAGCACGCTTTGTCATAGTCTTATCGCCCGTCTTGCCCTGCTGACCAAAGCGAATTGTCTTAACCTTATCGCCATCCTTAGCCACAACTACGTGTGACTTAGTTTTATGGCTTGGAGTGCGCTTGGGTTTATTATAACCCGATACTCCAGCGCGGGCGAGGCGGGGGTCTTTAGGCATTACATTCCCATTTGCTGCTTATACATATTAAAGATGTTTCTAAGGGCCACAGGGTTGTCCATAATTCCTGTAAATGCTGCATCATCTTTAACCATATTTACAAACGCATCATACTGAGGATCACCAGAAGACATACCGCGACCCGAATATTGCATGGGTTGAGCAAACGCATCCGCACCCGCAAACGCCAAATCAAGGCCACCAACTGGCAATCCGCGCTCACGTTTTTCAGCATTAGTCATTGCGTCATACTGCTCTCTAGTAACTCCACCCATATTTATGCGCATTTGGGTTTTATTTGCCTCGTTTTGCGCAGCGCTACTTGCGCCTGTTGCAACAGGGCTTTCAACATTTGCCATAACATTTTCAGCAGGCATACCCAACATTCCGCGACCTGAATACTCCATGCCGCTACGAGGCATGCCAACATTTCCACGGCCCGAATACTGCATCTCCTCTGGAGAACCAGCTAACAGACCACGACCTGAGTATTCCATGCCGCTGCGAGGCATTCCAACGTTACCGCGACCTGAATACTGCATTGGAAAATCCTTGCCATCCAAACGCGATGTAAGAGAACCACCCTTAGCCATGTCCTCAAGCGTTTTTGTCACAGCCTTAGTCGCGCTCGTGTCAGCAGCAATACGCTCAACGTTATCCTGCGCCTCAAGCGGTTTAGCAAAAAGATTACCCAAGATAGACAGCAAGCCACCGCCCTCAAACTTATCTCCAGATGCGCCAGCGCCACCACCGTCTAACATGTCCATCAAACCAGTAAAACGCTTGCCTGTGCCATTTCTGCCACCGCCTAACGCATTCAACGCGCCTAAACCAGCGAGTAATCCTAGTGCTGCTCCTGCTTTCATTTCTTTTTACCTTTTTTGCTTTTGCTCAGCTTCTTCAAGTCTGCGCCAGTAATTTTCTTGCGTGGTGGAGCCACTGCGGCTAACTTTTTTTGCTTTGGGCTATACTTAGAATACGGCATTAGGACTTCACCTGCTTTTCCCATTCATAACACTTAACCTGCGTGATTGTATACGTTGGATACTTCACCTGCAAAGATGGAACTCCATTCTGCATAAAATCAGCAATGCATTCATTCTCATCGACATACGCAGGGCCGCCGACTGCAAAACAGTAATTCTGAGCGCACAAGAGAACAAACGCGGTAAACATTACATCACTTCTTTACTTTCTTCTTAGCTGTTTTAGCTGCTTTCTTAAACGCTGCGGCAGTTGGCGCACCTTTTGCACCAACCTTGCGCATCTTTTCGCCAGAGCCTGCTGCAATTCTCTTACGCTTTGCATGAATATTTGCATAGAGACCCTTTGGCATTACTTCTTCGCCTTAGCCATGCATTTACCCTTACGCTTGCACGCCATAGGGGTTGGACAACCTTTGCACGGTTTAAAACCAGCTTTGCTTCCCATTTTCTTTCCATACGCCATAGCTAACTCCTTTTGCTGCAAACGTATCACATTAC